CAGCATCCCAGTAAGTATTTTGTACTTTATAATCGGGCCAATCATTATCGGTTGTGTAACTATTAACATGCCAAATGATTCTGTTGTTTGGCTGTGCAGCATAATTGCCGTTTTCAAGTGCTAGTATATGTGCACACTTGTGTTCTTGCGGAATCTCAGAATGTTCCGTGTTCAGTATATTAGTCTCTGGATGCGCCCAGTCAATAGTAAATAAGTATTGACCTTTGTAAAATTTTTTATCTTTACCTAAGTATTTTCCGTCTATACCAGCCAACCAATCAAAGCAATGCACGCTAGGATAATAGCTGAAACTGTTCCACAATTGAAGTTCGTTCGTCTGCATATCCGGCACATCGGCTCTGTCATACGATTTTTGGAAAAACGCTGAGATAGGCAAACGCCAAAAGCACGCACCGTTGGGTAACATGATATTAAATAAGAGTGCGCGACCTGAAATAGAGCTAAGACCAAAGATAACGCAGTCACTAGACTCTCCCTGATGTTCTTTAAGATCATAAAGATACTCCTTCCTTATTTTACAATAAATCGGCGGTATGTTAGCATTTAAATAAGACATAGTACATTACTTTATTTCTCCCCAATTAGGACCGGATTCGTAGTCTACTTTATTTGGTACTTCTAAGTCAACCGCATTTTCCATAATGTCTTTTATTTTTTTAGCTTGTTCTTCAGATTCAATAGAAAAATCTAATTCATCATGTATTTGTATGTGACCTATTAAACCTTCTTTGTATAGATCAACCATTGCTTTCTTAGTCATGTCTGCCGCACTACCTTGAATTAATTTATTTAAAGCTTTGTATGTAAATGCTCTACGTGTAGAATTCTTCCACCAATAATTTTTCTTTGGTTTATTATCTTTATCTTTTATAATATTGCCTTCAAAATCTTTTAAGTATTCACCCATCTCTTGAAGTTCTAACATACGCTCATGATCTTCTGGTGGTACATAAGTTCCCCAATCAGCTCCTCTAAGTACAGGTTCGTATTTAGGAAACCTACAACGTCTACCTAATAATGTTTTAATCTGTCCCTTGTTTTGTGCTGCAGTCATAACCTTATTCATTAATTGTTTTACGAAAGGTGCTTTAGCGTGATACTGTGAAAATAATTCTTCAGCATTATCTTTATCAACACCTAACTCTGCTTGAAGTTTTGCTTTACCCATACCATAGAATAGTCCAAGGTTAATTGTTTTTGCTTGTGATCTTGGTATGTGTGCCATCTCAGCTACGATTTTGTGAAAGTCTGTTGAAGGATCAGTTTCATATGAATCTGCAATTGCATTTACAGAAGGTAAAGAAAATTTTAATGCGTAGTGTGCAACGAGCCTTGGTTCCTGTTGCGAGTAATCAAATGTCCCCCACTTACAACCTTCTTCAGGTATAAATAAACTTCTAATTAATGGTCCTGTATCTGGATCACGTGCCGGAATCTGTTGTAAGTTTGGATTAGAATAACTAAATCTACCAGTAACTGTACCTCCATCATCAGATCTAATTTGATTAATGTCTGCGTGTATTCTACCCTTATGTTCGTGTTTAATAATAGAATCAATAAATGTAGTTCTAACCTTGTTTATTTTTCTAGCTTCTGCTATCATACGTACTACAGGATGTTTATGTGTAACAAGAAAATTTTTAGTAAAAGATGGTTCACCAGTTGGAGTTTTAGAATATGGCAAATTTAAATAATGAAACACTTCTGCAACGCTACGCGCTGCCATTAGTTGAACATTTTCTCCTGTTTCTATTCTTATTTGGTGTAGTATGTTTTCTTCTTTTACTGCCAGTGCTGTTTTCAATTGATTGGCTTTCTCGACATCTACCCGAACACCTAGGTGGCGCATATCAACTAAACAAGGAAAGAGATCAGTTTCTAAATCAAAAACGTCCTGCAGATGATCTTCAATAATTACTTTTTCTAATTTCTTCCAAAGCTTTAAAGTTATCTCTGCATCTTTTTCTGCGTAAGCTCCTACTTCCATTGCAGGTAATCTCCACATATCCGCTTTAGGATCTAACCCTCTTGACTTAGCTGCTTCGATTAATCTTGCTTCACTCTTACCTTCTCCTAAATGATTCCAGGACAAAGTGTTTAGTGTATATGAAAATCTATTTTCATCTATAAGACTGGCTGCAATCATGGTATCTATTATTAAACCATTGATTTTTATACCTAAATTACGTATCCAACATACATCATACATTGCGTTATGAAATATTTTTGTAGCAGGTGATTCGCATACATCTTTAAACCAAGATAAAACTTTTTTACGATCTTCGTTTGGACCAATCTCATGTGCAATAGGAAAATAACCTTTCCAACCATCAACAGCAACAGCTATACCTACAACTTCACCATTACCTATAATGGCCCCTGAACCCAGTTTCATTAAATCTGGATCACGTGTCTCTAAGTCAATTGCAATTTCATTTGCTAATCTTAAATCAGGATACTCTGTAGGTACTAACCATTCTGTCTGTGGTACTATCATTTTTTTCTAGCCATGTCTTTCATCTTCTTTATTTCTAATTCACAATAATGAATTATTTTTTCTAAATCTTGTATGCCATTTTTATTTTTATAACGACACACATACTTTATAACGTTTCCCTGGAAAAAGGAAAGGTCATTCTTAGAAATAAATTCATAGGGTTGAATGTGAAACGATTTATAGTGACTCCCCCCTATCTGCTTATCTTGCGGAAATGAATCTTTAAATATATCTTTATGTGTCATTTTAATACCTCCATTATGTTGATGACAAAAAATGTTAATGTTACTGTTATAAATATATCTGACGTAAGTGTCTTCATAATTGATATCCTTTTCTTTGTTTATCTAGTTTTATTTTATATAGATTGTTACGTGCTCTAGTGGTTCCTACGTACCAGACTCTATGTTCTTCATCTGCCTTATCTTGACTTTGTTTTGTAGCCTCAATAATTTTTTTACCCATATCTAAACATATAATTACATTATCTTGCTCTCCTCCTTTTATAGCGTGTATGGTTGACAACCATATTCTTGCAGACTCTCTTAAATTTTCTTTGTTTTCTAAAAGACGTAATAGATATTCTTTATCAATATCTTCTTCTAACTTAAATGCATCAAACCAAGTTTTGTTTTTATTTAGTTTTACTTCTCCTGTAAAATTTTTTATATTTTTTAATTCTTCTTCTGTTAACTCTTTACCTTTACGCCATTCATTGTAACTATTCATGGCATTAAACATTGTAACTTTAATACTTTTACCTCTATTACTTTCAAAGTATAAACCTTTTTGTATTAACATTTTTTGTATTTTTAAAAGCTTAGATACTGTTCTGGTTATGATTAACCATTTACCTTTTGTTAAATCTATTTCATCTAAATTATATATTTCTTCGCATTTACCTTGATAGTTTCTAGGGTGATACTTTTTTAATTTTCTAGCACCCACAATATTATTAATAGGTACACTTGACTGTAATTGAATTGATTTAGATATTCTTTTTGAATAAATTAATGTTTTTTCTTTTGCAGGTTCTGCAATAAATCTTTTTACATCTGCACCAGCCCACGCAAATATAGCCTGATCATCATCACCTGCTAAATAAATATCTTTCGTTTTTGTTTTTAAAATATCAAATAGTTTCCATTGCAAGGGTGAAAGGTCTTGAGCTTCATCAATAAATATAACATCAAATTCTGGTATGTTTTCAGGTTGATCTATTAAAATTTGAATTATGTTATTAAAATCTAATAATTTCTTTTTAGATTTATATTCTAATAAATTATTGTATATATGATCTAATTGTTTCCAATTTACATTTCTTGGATCGTGTTCTTCTAAATTAAATTCTTTTTTAATGTCTGTACATTTATTTACTGCTTTACTTATTATTTGAAAATATGGATTTTCAAAACCTAGATAAAAAGATTCGTCTTTATTATACCTATCATAAAATTTTACTTGAAGATTTAATTTCTTACCAAACTCCTCATAGTGATAAGGTTGCATAATATCTTCTTGACTAATGTTTAAATTATCAACTTTAATACATTCAAATGCTAAAGCATGTAGTGTTTTAAAATATCTTAATTTTTTATTTTCAAACGGCATTCTTTGTTTTGCTTCTTCTGCAGCTTTCTTAGTAAAAGCAAAATAACCTATACGATGTAAAGGTATTTTATATTTTCTTACATAAGCTTTGGCTCTACTAATTAATCTATATGTCTTACCTGTACCTGGAGGACCATAATATTTATAAATCATACTATGTCGTCTTGACTTTCTATCTCGATAGTTTCCTTAACTTCCTCTGGTTTTTCAAAAATGTGTAAAGGTATTCTTGTGGTTCTTATTGCCTTAAAGTAATTACCCTCATCATCTTGACCTGGAAATCTTTTTTGTTTACCAAACAAAGCTCTTTTGTTTTGATCTTTATCTTCATTATTAAATAGTTCATGTGAAATCATATAAGATGTTTTCTGTGCATCGTACTTCCATTCTTCATTTTTTAATTTGTCAAAGAATTTATCAAACACAAACCATGCAAACTCACCTTCAACAAAAGGTCTGCCACTTTCAAATGACATATAATTTGTAGCCTGAGCTCCATATATATGTTTCTCCAATAATTTTTTAAGTATATCAATTGGACTTGTACCTTCTGCAGGTTCTATAATTTCTATTTTATCTTTACCACTTATTGATTTTAGTATTTCATCAAACTGATCTTGTTTAATTGATGGTGCTACAATTAAAGCTTGCTCAAACAAAACAGTTTTAAATTCATGTACCTGAGTTAATTTATATGTATTTTTACAATGTAATTGTATTGTTTCATTCTCTTCAGAGTTCTCTACAGTTACCCTCCACTCTGGATTAGGTTTAATATTTATTTTTTGTAAGTTACTTAATGTTGGATAGTTTGTTTTCTCTCCTGAAAGCACTCCAAATTTTCTTTTTACACACAATGCTTTCATACAGTTTGGTTCTAATAGTGGATCAGTACAGGTAAAACCTTTCTTCTGTTTCTCCCAGTTTTTTATTTTTGCTTTTATATGATCATCTGTCCAATGTTCATCAAATTTAAAATACTCTCTCCCTGCTTTTACAATCATTTTTTGCCAAGTATCAGGGTATTTCTTTTTAGCAAATACCATGTAATTATATAAGAACCTATCTCTACCATCTGTAAATGTCATTTGTTCTTTAGTTAATTTCTGTAAACATGGTGGTCCATCTTCAAACTCTTCACCACCACCTTTTAGTTCTGAATAAATTATATCTTCTTTTATCTTTTTAAAATTTTTTGGATCTACTAAATTTAATCCAATTGTCTTTACAAATTTTTCAAATGGCATTTGACTACCATCTATATCTAATGCTTTTCTATCATCACCGTTGTATGGTAAATTAATAAAATTACCATTAGATACTGTCCCATCAGTAGATATTAACTGTGTTTGTTTTGGAAATATTTCTGTTGCATGTGGTAATTTAAACGGAACCAATAACTCTTCTAAGAAACTTCTTATTTCTTTTGCTCTAACCAACCGAGTGGTGAATACATATAAATGTAATCCACCACTTTTTGATAATATGGGTATTATTGGTAGGTTTTTATCTTGGATGACATCAAGATAAAATTTTTTATCTATTGGATATTTATCTACATCAATTGCACCAAATCTAGCCATGCCTTCATCAGTACAAGGTTGTATTCCAATTGATTTAATTCCTTTTAAATGATCTAAGTAATCTTGATCAGTGACGGGTTCTTTAGTCCATTCATGTTTCCATTTTTTCTTTCCTGTTTCCGGATCTATGTAACCGTCATCAACTTTGCAGACACCATAACTTCTCGTAAGCCCACTAAAATATTCTATGTATTCTTTCATTTGTCATCCTTATTAATTTTTTAAAGGCGCCTCCAGTCTCCCTTCAGCGCCTTCGTACTCACTAGCCAAGTGTACTTTCCCAATGGAAAACTAGATAATCTCTTCAGATTTTGTTTCTCCAACTTTCTCATATTTAGGTTTACTTGAACCCGCTGATACTTGTTTTTGAAACTCTTGAGCCATCATGTATATAGCTGCATCTTTTTCATCAGATATATTTAACATCTTAGATTTTGATGGTTTATATACATGCCAAGTTTTATCTCCTAAACTTTTTTCAACAGTTTGTAATTTAAAAACTGCAGAATATGCTGCCGGTTGAAAAGAACCTTTATCATCTGTAATTCTTAGATTAGAAATAAGATCATTTAGTTTTCTTGCCGGTGTAAGATTAGATGATCTCATAGTAATCACCGCTTTTCTTGGTGCACCATCCACCATTACAATAATGTAAAAGTACATAGTTTTTTCAACATAGTTACCATTCTGTAATCTATATTTTATACCACGCATTTCTTCTTTTGCATTAGCAGGCGGTGTTAAATGTGTTCCAACAGGTGCTGATGGACTATCACCCATCTCTTGCCACTCTGGATATCTAGTTTGTGTATGTGCTACAATAACTTCAATACCATTTTCACCATCCATAGGTTTACCAAAACTACTAGAATATAACATTCCAGGTTCAGCTCCTTCTACATGCTTAGGACTTCTTGAGTTACACTCTGGTGATAGTTGATGTAAGATTTTCAGAATCGGTGTTGATACGTCATCTGATTTTATTTCCTCTGCACCTTTACCAGAATCGGCTCTAAGGTTTAGAGTTGCTAGTGCACCTGCACTATCTTTTTTTACGACTTGTTTGTCCATACTATTTACTCCTTTATTAGTTTAGTATTTTATTAGTTTATTTTTTATTAGTTACACTAGTTCGGTTACCCTCTAGTGTATTAAACAGATCAACGGGAACTTCATTTCCTTTTTCTTTCCATTCACGCATCACTGCAGAGAGTCGAGCGTGGTGAACCTTCTCTTGTTGAGTTGGTTCATAGCCACGCTCCCTCGCAAGGCTAGCGTATT